TGAATCTAACTATGCCTGAATTTGGTTCAAGTGGTTCAAGCAAGTTGCTCAATGGTTCACGGCTGATCATGTCACCAAGATTTTGTTCAGTTACGTTAACGCCCATTGACTGAGCTAAATCAATAAATGCTGCTTGACTAATTTGTTTTGAGGCTGCTTCGTCTTCGGCTCTGTCGCTGAGAAACTGAGTCAGCGCCGCTAGTTTAAGGGCGCTGTTGGCAGTTTCATTAAACTCACGTAGACGCATTATCTGCGCTCGCGACCTAGTCCAGTTTTAACGGGCTCTTCAAGGTCTGCTTCTGCATCGGCAGCAAGTGCATCTAGTTCTGCACCAGGTTCAGCAGGCATTTCAGCACCAGCATCCATGGCTGGCATTTCTGCGCCAACATCAGGAGCCGGTTCGCCTGGCACTATAGGTGCTTGACCTGTCACTGTGCCCATGGCAGTTTCTAATTGAATCTTGGATTGCTGTAGGTTCTGTACCATACCACCCAGTGCGGCAGTGGCATCTGCATTGAATTTTGTAGCTTGGTCATAGCCAATTTCGTTACGGATCTGATCAACTAATGCTGGCAAATCTTTGAATTGTATAGAAGTAACCTGTTCAATCATGCGCTGAACTTGATCAACCATGTCTTGACTGGCCAAGATAACCTGTGCTTGTTGTACTTCGCTCTCGGCCAAGCGACGGCCTGTTTTACGACGACTTTCGGCAGCCATTGCGGCAGACAAGGCAGCACCTTGTACCATCTTTTGTTCGTCTGGCGACAGTGTCTGACCGGCAGCACTCTTGGTCATTGCGGCTTTGAGTTTAGGATCAGAAATTTTACTTATAGCCTGTTTTGTTTTAACAGGATCAGGTTGTCCCAATGCGTCGGCACCTGCGGCTGGTGGAATTTCTTCTTTGAGTTTTTTAGTTAAAACTTGTTCAAGCATTACTAACTTTAGGTATGCCGAATCCTGTTCACTTTTATGGAATGCAGGTGTGCGGCGATGCTCGCCCAGTAATCCACGCACCCGGCCTAACATAGCATGTGCTTGACGCTTTGAAATTGATTCAAAGGTAATGCTTTTACCAAAGTAACTTTCAAATACTTTAGCGACTTGTTTTGTTTGCGGCAGCACGGCCAATTCTTGCAGTTTCATTATCGAATCCTCGTTGTTGATAATATTTAGCCCAATTCACACATTTGGCTAATCTATTTTCTATTTCTTTTTTCTTTAAAATCTTGTTTTCTAACTTGGTCAGAATGATTTCACGTTGATCGGCATTTTTAGTACGATCACCAATGGCAGCCCTGGTGCCGATATCCACGGTTAAATGGTATAAATTGTTGTCTAACTGTATTAAATCGCGGGCTACATTGTACTGCTTGAACTTATCAGCAATGCACCAACTCAATGCTGATTTAGTAGTGTGAAAAACGCCAACATCAGTTAAGGCACAGTGTACTCTGTAGCCTAGACTTTCTTTGACAATGCTGTAGCGTCCAAATACTGTATAGTCTCCATCAGAATTTTTCCAGATGCTGTTGTGTTCTAGAGTGGGGAATTCTTTAAGTATTTCTCGGGAAATTTCTTTATCTATTTTCATTTAAAAACATAAGTTACAAGCAGCCAGCCAATAACGCCGGTCATTGCTCCTAGTATGCCCAGCCCCCACGAAATCAGTTGGTCGTTGCGTTTGGCAGCCATGTCTCTGACCATATCACGTATCTGAGCCACCATCTGCTCTAGACTGGCAATCTTAGCATCTACATTATCTAAACGCAGTTCCAATTGACTATAACGTTCTGCGCACAGTTCTACGTGTGCTTCTAGACTTTTTTTCTCAATAGCAGTGGTATCAACCATGTTGGGTCTCCAATGCATTATTTATGGCCATTGGGGCAAACCATATGTTCTGTTTCTTGCCATGAGTAATCAAAACAGTGGACATTTCTGGTCTATTGTCTAGTCCAAGCAACATAGGAACACCTTCTGCATCTGCACGTAGCACAGCAGTTAAATCATCATCAGTTCCGTAAATGTTATCAGTTTCTGTTTCAAATTCAAACATCCAAGCACGATTTAATCGGTCCACACTGGGTTCTTGTATGCGGAACAACTGTGTGCGGAGTCCCAGTATTTGTGTAAGTGTTTCCCAGTTGCGCTGTTGATTTCTAGCACGACCCCAGTCTGACTCGTCGGTTATGACATTGCCAGCATGATCACGGAACGGCACACGGGCTGGTTTGTAGTGCCCGGTAACTCCGGTGGCAGTGATGTCAAAGAAAGTTTGTACTACAAATCTCATGAGGTCTTTTTGCTTAGTTCGTACAAGACTTCAACCTTGTTGCACAATTCATCCAGTGCCACATTGTTATGACGTGATTCAAATATTTCTGCCCAGCGACGTTTGTTTTCAAGTTCTTCAAGTTCTTGTTTTAGTTTGGGGTCTTGGTAGTGCAGGGATTTTGAACTGTTTCCAGGTTGGCGAGCATACACTGTGCGTCCACCATCGGGACTTTCAAATATTGTTACTTCAGTTATTTTGCTTACCATCATGATCGAGTATTTAACGTCAAAAGAAAACCCTGGGTTTTATTCCAGGGTTTTTGCGTCAAAAACTATTTAGATTAGTTTGTGAATGTTGCTGTAGCGGCTGTAGTAACAGCGTAGCCTAGTGAAGCAGTCAATGCAACATCTAGATCTTCACCGTTAGCGTAGTTCCATGCACCAGTTGGGTATGTGGCCAAAGCCAATGTAGCTTGGTTAGAACCCACTGTTGTGAATTCATACATAGCGATTGTGCATTTAGTTTGAATAGTCAAGAATGCAATGCCCAATGAAGTAGCACTTACAGTAGCGTTACCAGTGAAAGTAACTGTACCGAAGTCTAACTTAGGACCTGCAACGTTAACTGTTGCACCACTGGTTACTGTGTTAGCACCACTGTTCCAGCCTGCGCCAGGTGACGAAGGTGTTGTACCAGCATCCATGTTGACAACTGGTTGAAAGTTGCCGTTTACTTGTGTAATATAAGCCATTTTAAATCTCCTTAGTATATGGTCGCTTTGGACCTGCAATTATTTATGCCGTTAGGAAAAAAACTCTGATTAGGCTGTTTGATCTGGGTTGTTTAGAGCACGATTTCCGGCACTGAATCCAAAGCGATTTACCAGTTTAGCACGGCCTGCAGGGGTGGCCAACACCCAGCCTTCTTGCCCGGGCTGTTGACGATCTAGCTGTGCCAACATGTCTGTTTTGATATCATGCAACAACAAAAATGCAGTGAATGCCGCAGTGATACCTGACATGTTTGTGCGTGGACTTTGCAGGTATTCCACAATGTTGTTGAACTTGCGTGGCGTTACATTGGTTTTTAGCCAGTCTCCAAATCCGTGTAGCAAATTATCGTAGTTGCTGGTGATTCTAGAATTGATATAGCGTTTGCACAACTGTGGCAAATCAGTAATGCCGGCAGCACGTAGATCAGCAGGATTGAACAAACTGTCAATGGCAGAGCCTTGTGTAGATATAATTTGACTCAGTTGTTTGACCAATTGAGCATTTAATTCAACATTGCGAATGTCTTTGACGCTGGGCTCAATCAACAACAGGCCAGGAACTTCGTTGAGTGTGACCTGCTTGATTGCTTCAGGTGCGGCATCAACATCACGATAACGTGTGTGGACAGCAACACCCACTTCACTGCGACCAATGCGTTGTCCCAGCTTACTGCTGGCAGGTATCTTGTATTCAACAAAGTTTGGACGGAACACATAGGCGCCAGCAACTTCTGGCGGTGTGTTGGTGTACAGTAAATCGCCCTGTACAAATCCACGCATAGAATCTGGGGTGGCTGCACGTAACAATGGGAATAACTTTTGATAAAGCCCAATCAGCTCTGTACGGTCACCCGACCGCATGGCCATCATTCTAGCAATATGATCTGGTGATGTTGCTAGGCCGTCATAACCTTTGGCACCAAATCCGCTTTTGTCTGTGAGCACAAATGTGCCATCGGGCTTGCGGCCAAATATGATCGCAGGCTTGCCGTCCCATTTGACTGTGGTTGTACCACGTGTGTCTTCGGCAGCATGACGCATAATCTCAACTGCATCACGAATACCACGTGTGCCTTTTTCAAACACTAGATCTTCCAGGTGTTCGATCCGTGCATCTTTGGCACCTTCCACAATCACTGCCATACCTTGATTCACAATGCGATCACGCAGTCGGCTCAGGAAGTTCACTTCGTTGTATTCTTTGTATAAGGGTTCTTCACTTTCCATAAAAGGCACGCCAATTTTAGCAAAGTGTTCACGTGCATCTGCCAGTTTAGCATCACGTTTGGCGTCGCCTTCCAGTGCGGCCACAATGGTTTCTACACTGTGTAGGTCTTTGCTGGTGGCTTGTTTATTCAACAACAGCTTGGCAATCTTATCTGGATCATCACTGATGACTTTGTTGGTGGCACGGTCAGCAATGCCTGAGTTCTGATTCAACTTGTAGCCCATGCTTTTGGCAATACTGTTCATTAGTACATTACGTGCTGATCCACTGTACTCGCTGTCAGGTGCCGCACTCAATACAAACTTAGAAAACGGCACATTGGTCAAGAACATAAAGTCTGTTTGCACATATCCAGAATTGGGATTGCCCGTAATTGGAGTTTTAAAGTGTACACTGATACCAGACTTTTTGATATAGTCTTCTGGTTTGAATCCGTGGCTTTGACACCACTGTGTCAGTCGTGCAACCAACTGTTCTTTGCTGACTTGATTGGCATCCACTGCCAAATCCAAATCGCCCGACGTGGGTTTTCTACCTGTAGATCCCAAGGTGTTGTTTTGCAAATCCAGCCCTGGCAACATTAGGTCAAGCCAGGCCAAGGTGGGATTAACATCCGCTTGGTTAATGCGCTGTGTTAGTATACGGCCACTTGCGTCTTTAAAAACATTGCCGCCTTCTTTTAATATCATACAGTGTATCCCATACCTTGTAGCATGGTGTCAATTACTGAATCACCTGAGGTAGATAGTTTTTTGTTGCCGGTGGAGCCCTGAATTTTTTTCCCGGCTGTGGTTAAAATTTGAGC